TGTCTGTACATTGTATTTGGTCTATATCGTGCAAGCCTATCATATGCTATTAAAAATGCATCTCCAGTTACTGTGATTTCTCCAAATAGATCATCTAAATTAGTAGACTGGACTGGCACTATTGGGTCTATGCCCTCAATACCAGTAACTATGCCAAATTCTTTTAATTGAGCAATAATATACTTATTAATAAAAATAGGGGGAAACCCTGTTTCAGCCGCTACCGTAGATGCCATGATACTATTCTACCCCAATATGTGCATTGGCAATCCACTTAAACCCTGTTTCAACGCCAACAGATCTACCTACCTTTGAGCCAGTTCGAAAATTTTGCTTATATAGAACTGGTTTTTTTATATAAGAATACAGGCCCGAAGACTTTAAAAATGATTGTTTAAAGTATACACGAAAAAACTCATCTGCAACTTTTTCAAAAGAACCCTGAACCTCTGTTCCTCCAGGGTTTTTAATTTCTATATCTCTTCTTGTAAAAACTGTTTGTCCATCGGACTCAAATGCAAGTACTTCTGATCTTACTGGAGAAATGGTTACTGGAGTTCCATTCTCCATAATCTTTGCCTTATTTTCAAAGGGCACTGATGACCCAGAAGAAAGGCTTTTTGATTGTTTAAAGTTTGACTTAAAAGAAAGTCCTACATTGCTAACTGTATATGTAAAATCATATAGCCTTGCTTTAGGGCTACCAACTTGATACCACTCATAAATATGATGAAGTGCTTGAGGGTTGGATCTGGCTTCAACATCTATGTAGTCTTTTAATATTCCTACTACACTATTTCCAAGATTTTTTAAAAATATACTTTTTCCTTTTTGTGCACCATCTAAAAACCCAACAGAGTAATCAATGGCGTTGCCTATAATCTTTTCAAGATTTTTAGTGTTCATAACAATATTCATTAATCTCCCACTGTCTGGTTTTCAGATCTACGCCACACCATGTGGTAATACTCAATGCTCTGAAGCCCTCCAACAAAAGGCTCAACCGTAGCAACTTCGTATATAGTTCCTCTTCCACTTCGTGGCCCTGCTGTTTCTCTATACACCAGATTATCTCCTGGAAGCCTTACGTTTGTTACAAGAATATTTGTCATATTGTTATCTTCATTTTTTGAGGATGTTCTTATGTCTGATCTTGATCTTGCAATAAGTTTTCCTTCAGATATTAAAAATACCGCTGGAGAAGTTTCTTCGTTTGATTTTTGATTTAAAGATTGTGCATTACAGGTAATTGTTCTATCAAATACCCATTCCTTAATTGCCTTGCCATACTCACTTTGCTTAATAATTGGATAATAAATATCAGCCAACATTGGATACATAAAATCTGTTTTTTCGCAAGTATTTAAAGATGCTTCCTGCATTATAAAATTCCTGGGGTTAAGATATTTGTTTTGTATTTGTCAATAATTGTATCAACAAGAATATTTCCTGTTCCAGTAAATTTAGATGGGTTGTACTTTAGTTTAAACTGATCTGTTTCATACTCTAAAACATAGGACTTGTAGTGGTCTATTTTCCCACATCCAATATCATCAATTAGCATTAAGGTTGCTTCACGTATATCGTTAGGTATTACTTTGTAGCCTACCTCATAAACAAAAATATAATCATGTCCTTCTGGAAAAGCAACTGCTTGATTTCTTGTGTTTATCCACATATTATCAAAATTTTCATATGGAGCATATGCATAAAAAGAATCTGATGCACCTTCTCTATATGTTAAGGGCTTTCTTTCTGCACGATTAAAAGAGTCTGATGAATATGCATCTGTTGGAACTTTTACTATTGCAGTCTTATCTTTTGTAACTATATAATTATATCCATCCAGTGCTGGCTCATCTAGAGAAGAATCAAAAACTAACTTGCCATTTTCGTAAGCCTGGTTAACTTTATAAACAGGGTCCCAAACTGACATATAGTCTGTTCCCTGTCCAACTGTTTCAAATATTTTTTTCTCAAATGTAAACCTGCTTCCAACCACAGAGTCAATAATTGCTCTAGCAATTCTTTCGTTGTAGGCTGCTGATGAAATTTCTGACGCAGTTGTTCCTAGTGTTTTTGGGTCTACATATGGTCTAACTACTGTTAAAATATCTTCAACTACTAGATCACCTGGTTCATCATCAACAGACTCATAAATTGTTACGTTATAGTCATTGTCATATTTAACAAAATCTCCATCAAGTGTATAGGTAACCTGAGCATTTGAATTTGATGTTATTGTGTTTGATCCAAATACGGTATCGTCTTCATTTTCAATATAAAACAAATAGTCTGTATTTGGCTCGGGAACATCATATTTAACATTAATAGGGTATGGTGGTAGTCTAAGAATTATCATATTTATTTACCGTAGTACTTTGCCACTTCTTGAGGTGTCGCAATGCGAACCTTCTCGTGGGTAAGCCACTTTTCGGAAACCTCCTTGGTCACAATATTATAGCCTTTTACAACTTCGCCAACTTCATTCCAGAATATATTTCTTTCTGAAAATAGGGCTACCTTTTCTTCTAAATTTTTTTCAACTTTTTTAGATTCTTTTGGCTCTTCTTTTGGAGTCCAACTAGCAATTACCTCAAGCATATGCATCTTTGTTGTTGCACCAAATAGATCAATATTATTCTTTTTTGCATAAGACTTTATTTCCATAACAGTCTTTTTAGATAAATCTTCAATAATAGACATTTATTCCTCCTATGTCATTATACCAGAATTAGCGCCGTCTTCCTCTATTAAAATTATTTTGCATTGGTAAACGGATTCCGCTTTGTATTCCAGATGGGTTGACAGCATTTGGCCCTGATGTTTCTCCAAGAGTCGCTCCTGAAGTTCCTAATGTATTAACCTGCAAACCGCCAGATCCCATAATAATAACTCCTGGAGTTCCTAGCGTAACAATTGCACCTTCTCCATTATGACTATGATCTTCTGGTGTTCCTGGATATGACATATTTACTCCTAAAAGAAAATAAGGAGGGTAGTTTTTACGCTACCCTCCCTATCAAGTGTTTCAGTGATTATGAGTTGTTTGCTGCTGTTGCGAATGCAACTGCGTCAAGTTCTTCCCACTGAATACCAAAGCGGACGAATACTGTGTACTCAATTGTGTCCTTCTTTGGCTGGTAGAAACGGTTTACAGTAATATCACGCTGGAATCCCCATACACGGTTCTGTGGGAATGTCAAGTCGATATAACCTGCAGGATAGTAAGGAACTTCCTGAACCTCAACACCGAGAACACGAGTTGTACGTGCTCCACCAAATGTCTGGGCTGCGCCATCAAGGTATGCTTGACGGTTTGCAGGTGTACCTGCTGGCTTGCCAGCAAATGCTTCTGCGATTGCATCAGCCAATGTACCATTGTTCTTAACGATACCCTGGAATGCGTCTGTACCTGCGTAGAACTTAAGGTTGTTCTTGATTGCACGATACTTGCGTGGCATTGCGAGAATGATGTTTTGCATAATCTCTGTTGTCCATGCGTTATCTGCTACAGTGACCATTGACTCGTGTGAGTCTCCGCCCTGTACCTTTGAAACGAAACCTTCCATAATGTTAAGGAAGGCATTGTTGCCTGATCCTGTACCATTAATTGCAAGATCTTCAATGTCATTTGCAAAAGCGCTTGTCATCAAACGTACTAGGTGGTCTTCAAGAGCGCCGCCTTCTACGTTATCTTCTAGTGCTTCTGTTGATACTTCCCAGTCAAGACGAATCTTCTTTGTAGTCAATTCAACCTTTGAGAAAGTTGCGCCTGCATTTGTAAATGTAGGGTCTGCTTGTGCTGCTGCACGAATTACACGCTCACCAACGTTAACTTTTTCAAGTTCCATTGTGTTTGCTCGCATAGTAACTCTACGTCCGTCTTTAGCGAGAACTGTAGCATCCCACACATAATCAATGAAGCGACGTGCTTGTTCAGGCAATAGGATACCACCTGCAGTGCCGACAGGGTTAACTGCGTTGGCACCTGATGTTCCGTAATTTGCACCAGTAATGTTACCTAGAACGCCGTCACGGCCACTTACGATGGCTGCTGCGTCTGCTGTAGAACCAGATGCGACTGCACCTGTTCCATCATGGCCGTGGCCAAGAACAGTTCCTGGATAGTTTTTTACGATATCTTCTGACATATTGTTCACCTCCTAGTGATTTTTATGTTAGTTATATAGGTCGGAGAATTTGAGGAAACGTCCGCCCCATAGGGATTTTTGAACTGGAGTTGAATCCAATTCCTGCACGATCTCGCCTAGATCGCCAGACTTGCGGAAAGCGGTGTCCTTTTCTACGGAATCAACTCTCTTTCCAATTTCATTAAAAGTACCCTTGATCTGATTTACATCAGTTGTTGTGGCATCAAGAGACTTCTTTATATTAGCAACTTCATCACTAAGTGACTTGAGTGTTGCTGTTAGATCGCCAAAGGCATTAGTAACAGAATCTTTAATTTCAGTAATTGCATTTGCGATTACTTCATCAGCCTTTGCAGCGTCTTCTGCTGCAGGTGCTTCTGGATTCTGAATTGCATCTTCTACTGAAGATGTAGCACTATCTTCCACAACTGAATCAGACTTTTCTGCTTCTGCAACTGGTGCTTCTGCTTCTACGACTGCTTCTGCTGTTTCTGTTGGTTGTGCCTCTGGAGTGACCTCTAACGATACTTCTGCATCTGCTACTGGAGCATCAACTGTTGTTGTATCTTCTGACATAGGGTTTACCTCCTTGTTAATCTTAGAAGTATTAATGCCTTTAGCACTATCAACTAAGAACTTTATCATATCTGCTTTATCTGAGTCATTCTTTTCTACAAAACCAATGTTTTTCATTTCATTACCACTTACTGGGCTGACGTATGTCTCTTCGTCAGATGTAAGTACAATTCCTGTTTCTTCATCATAGAATACGTTTTCTACAACGGTATTTGCTATGTCACCTTTAATTGTGTTTACCCCGTCAACTTTTTCAACTGACATAATGCTTGCAAACTGATTTGCTGGTGAGTCTACTAAGGACAATTCTACCAGATCATAATCTTTGATGATTCTGATTGACTTTTCAAGTTCTTCATTATATGCATCATCCCATTTATTCATTCGTCCCCCAATAGAAAAACCAGTGTACGTTCCATCAAGAACTTTTTCCCAAGCATCGCTTGCGCCTTTAGAGATATATGTAGATACATAGATTCCCTTATAAAACTTTTTTGATTCTGGATCAAAATACTTTTCTTCTTTAAATGAGATCATTTTACCAACTGCTGATGGTTGGTGCATTTCACGAATGTTCCCACGGAATTTTGCAAAAGCATTCATAGATGCTTCTGTTGTAACAATATCAAACTGTTTGTCGACATTATCAAGAGAGGCAAAACCAGAAACAATTCTTTTTTCAATATCTACTTTGCCAAAGGGCATTGATAGGCGTACGTTGTCGCCGTCAGTGGTCCAGAAAGCCTTATTTATGTTCATGTTGTCTTCTATTATACCAAACATTTATAGAGTTTTCTCAATTATTGAGATGCCCTACCTTCACCCTTTGGATTACGACCTGCGGTAGTTGCTGATCCATCGGATTGATTGTTTGTCCTTTCTGCATCTCTAGAACGATTACCGTTTGCCCTTGAGTCTGCTGCCTGTCTTGGACTAAGTTCAAGTGGAGCATCTCCATGTTCTGCCTGTGGAAGATCAAGAATTTCACGAGCCTCATTAGGCAACATGATTTGATTTTTAACATATCTCTCAAGAATTTGAGACTGTGCAATTTCATCTGTGAGTGTAAGTTCGTTAAACTTAAACTGAAGAATGTCTGTTTTTTCTTTAATAATTTTTGAAATCACCTTTTCAAGATGTTGCTGCTCTGGGCGAGAGACCTGCTCTTTAAAGGTTCTATCTTGAGCAAGAGCCGCTGCAATAGCGCCTGAGTCAGACCCTCCGAGTTTGGAAATTGGAACTTGGTGAGCAATTAAAATATCGTCACGGTTTTGTTTACGATACTCTTTAAATGATCCATCCTGAATACCATTTTCGATTGGTTTCATCTCAAACTCAACCTTAGATTGATCAGTATCTCCAGGCAAAGGTATATATAGTGTTCTATGTGATTGAGACTTTAACCCTGTTTGTAAGAATCTAAACATCTTGTCTTCAGCATCAGAAGACAGTTTTGCACCTTTGAGGGTAATCACATATCTTGGTACTGCTTTATTTTCAAAATAATCAATATTGTATTGGGATGCAAGTTGATCACCAATAAGAGAAGGAAGTGCTGCAATAATATCAGGAACTCCATAGTATGTGTTTAATGGAGAGTAGTCTTTAAAATGAATGATTTCATTTGGGCGATTATCTGCAGTTAAGGGGTTTCTATTAATAGCACCAAAATTGCGGAAGTAAACAACCTTTGGTCCGATGATCTGAACATAGCCATCACGAAGTCGGCGTACACGCATTGTTGTAGATGGGATATGTCCGATATATCCTATTTCTCCGCTTACGGTTCTACCAACTTCTAAATAACCATTTCCAGTTGCTTGAAGGTCTGTATAAATTTTTTCCATTGTTCGTGTAAAACTATCATCATCATTTAGTGATTCTAGCCAATCACGAAGTTCTAATTTTGCTCTTTCAATACGATTACGAGCACGATTAGTTGCGCCTTTATCAGAATTGTTCTCAAGGCTCATCATTGTTCGATCTGTTACATCAAAACGGTAACCAAGACCTACAACGTTTTCTACCTTTGCATCGATTGCAGCATGATTAGCAAAAGAGGTATCGTAAAAGTTAGCCAACTCATACATGTTGTATGGTGGTGTAATTACATCAAATAGGCCATAACCGTTTCGGTAGACCAGGCCAGGATTAATTGCTTTCGAGCCAGAATCTTTTAAACCTTTTGGATCAGCATTTGCTGAATTTAGGTATGAATCACTAAGCAGATCAATATTTGCGTTAGTGGCAAGATATCCTTCTTGTGTTACTGCCTTGTTTACTTGTCTTGTAACACGTCTTTTAAAGTTATCTTCAAGTCCCGCAAGATTTTTTAATTCCTCCCAAGACTTATTAAATGGATCACTATTTTTAAACTGGTTTTCAGGTTTGTCCGTTGTTCCAAGTCGTGCCTCTATGTAGTCGCTATTACTCATCAAAGGCCGCCTTTCCTGCTTTATTTAATGTTTGCTGTGCAGCATGCCATGCACCTAAATCATTCATTGAAGGAATAAGGCCTTGCTTCATTCTATCCATTTGCTCTGAGTGCTCTTCATCTGAAATACGAGTAAGGCCTGGAACAAAAACTGCTTCTCCATCACCATCATCGCCATAATGCCTTGCTGCTGCTTTAAGTTCTGCAATTTTTGCTACATCGTTACGCATTGCTTCAATATTAAGGACATTGCCTTCTCCGTCAGTAAACCACTTA